GCTGCTGGGCCAACAATGCCTGCTGACGCATTGCTTCACGATCAATATTCTGGGCCGCATCAATTTCGGCTGTACTGATCTGTGATTTGTACTTTAACTCAATTTCATACTTTTTGAGATACAAATCCTGAGCCATTTTGTCACGGGTCAAATCATCATCCATCATCATTTGCTGGCGCTTTAGCTCCAGCTCTGCCGCTTTCTTCTGGATATCTGCCTTGATAGACTCGGCCTGCACCTGGGCCAAAACCTCTTCGGGTGATGGCTTTTGCTGTGGTGGTGGTGGCACATAGTCGGCAGGGATATCTTGGAAAAAGCTCGATGAATCTTTGAAACCAGACAACTCTACGATTTTTCGCAGGGTATTACTAAACTGCTGTGGCGTGACCAAGGGGTTGGTTGGGCCAAGTTGTTGCAAGATTTGCTCTTGCTTGGACATGATCATCATCAGCGCTTGCAGTTTCTCGTTGGTGTCGCCATTGCCCAGGGCAATGTTGATGTTGGCATCCATGCTGGCATCCCAGAATCTTGGATCGATCTGCACCCACTCATTGCGCATTCTGACCATTCGGGCTTTGTCCTGGTGCGTTGTGGCCAGGAACAAAATGCCCTTGAATAGCTTTTTCATGCCTTCAGCTAAGATTCTGGCTGTCAGCTCAATGCGGCCTTGGCTTGCATTGATGGTCGCATTTACAGCTGCTTTGGTGCTTGACTGCAATGCGTCAGCATTCAGTCCCATGGCAGCCTTGCTCATGCCGGTGCGATCTTCCTTGATCTGGTCCATGTATTCCATCATCGGGAATGCGGCCTGACCCACAAATGGCGTTGTCAGGGGTTGGACCATGCCAGGCGCTCTCATGCGAATAATCGCGCCCGTCTCATTGTTCAAGACATCATCAATGTTGACTTGACCTTCGACCACAGCTGTGCGCGGGTGAATCGACTGGGCCAGACTGTCCAATGTGTTTCTAAGTATTTCCGACTTGATCTCTTGCAAGTCGCGGGTAATGTCAAAAATTGACATAGCCTCAAGTGGGCTTGTGTGTGGCTCTGGGTCGCAGGGAAAGTCAGCAAATGGAATGTAGCTGGCAGGCAGATTACGCACCACCTTATAGCCACCGCCCATGCAGCAGACCTTGCGCAGCTCTGCAATGCCATCACCATCAAAGTCAACACGGGAATATGCCTCGATGTACAGCACGCGCTGCATCATCGGGTTGGCAGCGTCACTTGTACCAAAAGTGGTACTCAGTGGCTGACGCGCCAAATACTCGTCATTGCTGTCAAGGTCTGTCGATGACAGATTCTCTTCGATCTCATCCTGGTCATAACCCATGGCAATCAGGTCGGCCACTGTGGCCATCTGCCTGTGGGCAATGATGGTCGAGTCTTCAAACGATCTAGCGCGTCTGTCCAATAGCAGCTCTTCGGGCGGCACGGCCATGATCCTGATCCGGCCATCCTTTGTGATGCGCTTGATCTGCACATCATGGATCATCGGGGCAGGCATCACCATGGGCTGGCCAGTGGTGGGGTCTACTGTCGTCAGCTGTGCCTCGTCAATGGCAGGGTCTGGGTAAGACGTAATGATCTTGACCTCGCCACCAGGCTCTTGCATGAGCATTTCGAGGGTTTGGTCATCAAGTCCCGTATATTCCTCAATTCGGACCTTCTCGTCATCTTCCCACCAGAATTTGGCAATGCCGCATTTCCTGACCAATGCATCTTTGAAAATGGCATAACTGGTCAAAAACCCGTTGTTGTCATTTTGGAATACATAGTTGGCGTAGTCGGTCGCCTGCTGGGCCATCTTCACATCTTCTGGGCCACGGGGTGAAAACTCCACCACATTCTCAGAATTAAAGAAAACCCGCATCAGGCTTGGCAGCATGGCCGAGACAGTGTCGCGCACCTCCATGGCCACCACTTTACTGTTGCCTTCGACCTCATTGCCGAATAAATCCCCGCGATAGTATTCAGTCCCTTTGGCGCGTGTGGGTGACAGATCACTGTCCACATAGCTCACCGCATCGGTCAGGTCTTGCGTGATGATCGCTTGCAGTTCTGCATCATCCATTGGCTCGGTGGCTGCAATGTCGGTGGATAGGTTATCGGTAATATTTTCAATCATGGCTTGACCTTTGTAAGAACCACATACATGGAGTCCACAGCCCTTGGGGTGCGGATAATTTCGTCTTGTGGCAATTCTAGTGCTTCTCCCACCTTTGAGAGACGCATTTCCAGTGTTGTCAGCTCAAACCGATCAGGCCAGCCCAAGTACCAGTGCCACTCGGTGTAGTATTTCCAAGAATTCTCGTTAAATGCCCTGACATGGGTTGGGTCTTGCCAAGCGCCAAGACTCAGCTCATACGGCACATGAATCCGCATCTGGCCACCCACCATCAGCAATTCTTTGCAGTTGGTCATGGCATCCACCAGATTGGGGATGTGTTCCAGCACATCATTGGCCAGTATCACCTCAAACATTCCTGGCACGATTTCTAGCTGGCCAAACCTAGTCTCTAGCGTGTCGCCCCACTTAATCTTGCTGATATCCACCAGCCAGTCAGGATTCTTGCTGGCTTGAATATCTGCATTCAGATATTCAGAACACCAGTCTTTGCCAGAGCCTAGATTAAGAATCAAACCAGGCACTCGCATATTCGGGTCTGTTTTCTCTAAGCCATGGCAGCGCATCCTCATGGAGCTTCTGAGCATTAAAGCCAATGGTGTTGCTGCCAATGTGGTGGACATAACTGGCACTCACATAATGGGCATAGCCTTTTTGGATTAAGTCCATACAATGCACATCATCTGAGTACCAATTCAGAGGGGGAAACTTTGCCTCTTCAAATGCATCACTTGATATCCATGCAAAGATTGGGCTGATTTCTTGGACCATTTTGATGTGGGCCTCTGATGGGAATTTGTAAAAGTTCAGCTTCTCTGGCTGTTCAGTGATTCGCACATTCTGACAAGGTCTGGCCGCATCAGTCCTTGATGCAACCCACCCAGCTTTGTAGCTGTTCATGGTCCTGACAATGGCCACATCTTCCATCAGCACCTTCACGCTGGTGGGTGTCAGCACTATGTCGTCATTGGCCACAATGCATGATGACCAGTCTTTGAGTGCCGCCTCAATGATTTCGTTGTAATCCTCGCCAAAGTTCCTTGGCTGGCCATAAATCTTGAAGTCAGCATCAAAATGCTCAATGACTGACTCTGGGCCGCGCAAGTAAACCGGACACTCTGGCGCGTATTGCCTGATTGACTCTAGCAATACGGCCAACCCGTGGCCCTTGACAGTGGCAATGACAATCGGACAAATCATTTCTTGGCCTTGTTCCTGGCACTGATGGCAGCCGCCTTGGCCTTGGCATCAGCCTTGGAGCTTGCGCCCCATGCCTTGAGTGACAGCAGCAGCCTAGTCGGCTCACCGCCCTTCATCTCAGGACCAGGCATATTGCCCATGCGCGCCAAGAATGATGCGCGTCTTGGGTTGTCGCCATCCTTGACTGGCGCTTTCAAGTTCATGCCCTCGGCCTTGGCACTTGCCCGACCCTTGGCATTCAAACCACCAGATGGTGACTTGCCCTCTTTGCGCTGCCAAGCTGGGGTCTTCATTTCTTTGGTTTCTTTGCAGTTTTGGCCGCAGCCTTGAAATCAGCAGCTGATGGAGCGCCTTTAGCACCAGGCTTGCGCATCTTCTCGCCAGAGCCTGCCTTAATACGCTCACGCTTTGCTGCAATGTTGGAATACAAACCTTGCTTCATTCCTCTTCTCCCTCTTCATACTCTTCAGATTCTTCACCCTCTTGCTCGCCAGTGTTCGGGCCACCGACCACCCATGCATCGCACGTTCTACTGGCTGCGCACTTGAAATCAAAGATTTCACAGTAACCCAGATCAGCCAACTTGATTGTTCCCCAAGGGTCTGCTTCCATGCCAATGCCTTGGGCAATGCACTCTTTGATGCTGTCAGACACATTGAATGCCGCGCAGTTACCGCATACGCTCTGCTTTGCGTCATCCATGCTCACATCCCACTGGTCAGCCTTTTTGCGCCAAAAAGCCTCATTGGGCAGTTTGGGATTCTCAGGACCATAGCCAGCGCTGGTGATTGCCTTGGCGCGGTTTTTCAGATTGAGGGTAATGTCTTGCGTGGGCAATGGGCAGTTCTCGCCTGCGCTCATGTCCTCGCCCTCTTCCCTGTCCATGACTTGTTCCATGGTGCGTTTTAAAGTAGCCATTATTTTTTCGCCTTGTTCTTTGCCGTGCGCTGACCGCGCATGGGCAGTTTTGCCTCAGACATTGCAATGGCAATGGCCTGCTTGGGATTCTTCACAACCGGTCCACCCTTGCCGGAGTGCAGTTTGCCAGAGCCAAACTCTTTCATCACCTTGCCGACCTTCTTTTGCGCTTTACTCATTGCCTTCATAGGTTTCCCCCATTGGTTTGTCAATACCCGAATTATGCAACCCTGACAAGGTTTCTGCGCAGGGGCTGTGACCATTTGCTTGAGCCACTGCTCCCGTACATCCCCATCACCGCATCACTTGCAAATGTCAGGACAAAGGCATCGGCCTTGTCAGGACTTGGCAGGCCGCGCCTCTTGATCTCGTCTTTTCCCTCAATAGCGATCTTGCCATTGCTGGTGAAGTTGTACCGCACTGTGGCCAGCTCGGCAATCAAGACATCATCCTTTGGCATCTTGCAGTCCCGTGCCTCAAGCCAGGCTCTTGCCCTGTACCAAAGCTCTGCCTTCAGATTTCTATAAGTCCCACCCATGGCTGGTGACTCTGACACATTGATCCCTCTGGCCGGTAGCCCCAGCTCCCGCAGCCGATCCACCACCCCAGCCCCAAGTCCGATTGAATCGACCAGTATTTCCTTTGGCTGCTGGCTTGGTGGCAATGCCTGATACTCAGCCACCACCGCGCCAGTCAATTGCATCAGGTCCAGATTCTTCCATGTCCGGATATTCTCTGTGACCGCATTGCCCTGCCTTTTGCACAGTGCTGATCGGTCACTTCCAAACCGCGCCACATCCAACCCCCAGATCATGGGCGCATAGTCACTTGGCGCGACATCCCGATTGACCGCACTCTCCAGCAAATCCATGGCAATCACAGTGTCGTCATCCCCCTTGGGAAACTCCCCGATCACCCTGATCCGGTAGACATTGCTCTCCTCGCCATACCGCATGGCCATCTCTTTGACGTACTCATCTGAGACACGGGGTGAATCAGTGCAAGCCACTTGAAACGTGGTCCACTCATCAGACAGGCGCGTGTGGGTGTCGTAAAAGAACCCAGAGCTTCTGACCGGATTCCCCAGTAACAGCGTCACCGCATTGTGGCCAGACATCGAGCCAGCTGCCGCCTCAAACACTTGCTCTGGCACACCACTGGCCTCATCAGCCACCAGCATCACGTTCTCTGAGTGAATCCCCTGCAAAGCCTCTGGCTGCTCTGCCCGACTTGTCCTGGCAGAAATAAACATCTCAGTCGGTGCAGCATTAAATTCAATCCTCTCTTGCTTGACAGTCAGCAGTCCCTGCAAAGGCAATGGCATCGCATTGATCCACCTCTTTAGCTCTGCAAACATCGCGTCATATAACTGACTGCTCGTTGGCGCTGTCACCACCACCTTGACCGGACTCCTGGTCATAAAGTACCAGAGCATGGCCCAGCTGCTGGCCGTACTCTTTCCCACCCCGTGGCCACTTCTAACGCTTATCTTCCGATCACCACGGGCAATCGCCCCAAGAAACTTCACTTGCCACGGGTCAGGGTCAACCCCCAAAACCTCCCGCACAAACAACACGGGGTCAGGCTGATACCTCTCTACCCACTGCGAAAAGACATTTTCTTTCATGGGTGGATCGTCTCATAGATGGCCCATGCCTTGGGACTCATCGCCCATCTGTGCGCCTGAAGCTCATCAGTCCTCACAAGTATCAACAAGTGGTAAGTCATCGCCAGGTCAAACCTCTCCTCTTGTATCGCCTCCATCATCCGAATCTTCAAATCCAGCAACATCACCGACAAATGCATCGCTGTCAACAAATCAGTCATTTCATCCTCGCTTGTTTCAGATTCCGGCCCGTCTCCCGATCGGTCCAGCACGATGCACATATCCACCTGGCCACACTCATCTGCACCCCACCCTCTGGTGGCTTCATCTCTTCGCATTTATTACAAAGCCGTAATTTATGGCCATGCATATTCCCATTTAACCGAATATGGTTATTTACAAAATTACTCTTCACTGTATTTTCTGCACTTCATTATTTTTATGGATTAACCATTTATCACCTAATAATCTAATTGCCTTGATATATTGCAGTTGATTATGTCGATTAGTACTGCGCGGCACATAATCAACATTGAATAACTGGCGCACTTTAGTTAATAACGTAATATTCATATTATCCCCACGATCAGGTTAATGTCGACCCATGCGTGCAAAACAGTTGTCCCATCCAAGCTCATTAGCTTGCAAAACACTTTTTCGTCTCTAGTCTCAGTCGAGTCAATGACGACCCACTCCTGACCTTTGAAGATCACTGTCGCTAGTTTAGATTTCATTCGTTTGCTCCGTTGTTTGTGGAGTTGACATTTTTGCACAATTTGACTTGTTTGTTAAATTATTTTTTTATTTTTTAGAAAATTTTTTTTGTAGGTGTTTAGTGCCGCCACAGTCGCCCCCTCCGATCCGGCCATGGGGGGGGTCGCGCCACCGACCGCCAGCTGGCCACCACCGACTTGTCCCCAGATTTTGGCCAACTTTATCCACAGATTCCTGTGCATAACTAGGCTTGTAATACTTTGATGCACTTAATTCTGTGGATAACGACTTGTCCACTTAACATAATGATCGTTGTATAAAGTGACTGAATCATTTGGTATTCATATCCTCGATTGTCACGCTGCGCTTGCGCAGTGCATCAAGGGCCATGCTTCCAAGGTCGATGTTGACCAGTGGTTGCTGCTTGTCACCATACTCATCTGGCGCTTGCTTGGAGGCCAGCCAGCGCCTTGTATCCACTCTCAGCTTGGCCACTTGCGCCTCTTGAGGGCTTGCGTTGTCTGCAATTTCCAGCGTCTGCTCTGCTAAACTTCTCCCACCTCGCGTGCGTGCGCGTGCGAGGAGTTCCCCCCGCTTGGCATCTTTTTCTATCCATTTGTAGAAACCGCCAATGCTTATGTCCAAAGACTTAATCACTGAATCGATGGTCTTCCCTTCGGCAATATGGTCAAAGAGCATAGCCTCACCGCCAAAGGCGTGAATTTTCTTATTGATCCCAGACATCTCTTTGCGCTCGATGTTGGCAAGTTCTTTTTGGTTCATCTGCCTGGTTGCGATGTTGTCAGCCAGCTCACTCAGTGTTTGTGCTTTTGCCATTCAAGTAATCCTCAATGATTTTGATTGCATCTGGTGCTGATCGAGAGACCAGGCACAGATATCCTTTTGCGTTTAACTGCAAACCCACAGCGCTTTGTTTGCTTGAGACCACTCCGGCCTTGGTCTTCATTTCCAAAAATAACCCATGAAAGCCATTTTTAGGCTCTAAGACGCAAAGGTCAGGCATCCCTGCCAATACCCCTTCAGAATGCAACCTAACGCGCTCTGAGGCCGTTCTATCGCCTCCATTGGGTATTGCTGCAATGATGATTTCCGGATAGAACGCACGAAAGTGCTGCACCACCTTGACTTGCTCAATGTGTTCAATGCTCTTTCGCTTGCGCTTTATGTCAACCACCATGACTCCGATTCTACTGCCGAGGCTTTGGCTTGGAACAAATGGCATCGGTGTTTGACATCGGTTGGGAATGCGGCAAGGCCAGTCTGGCCGCACTGATGTTCGGACCATGTGATGGTTGCCCATCCATTCCTAATCTTTGCCTGGTCAAACATCCACTGGAGTGGTTTTGAGTTGACCTTCCTGTGCCTTTCCATCTGCTCTGCTGGCATGGACTGGCGCTGCTCGACCATGCATGAATGCTGACATTCATGGCAAAAAACCCTCTCATCCAACGACTGTGGATAACCTGTGGATAACTGTTCAACTTGTTGGACCATCGATAACCTCCAAAAATCGTTAAAAGTAAAGCGGTATGGACAAAGGAAATCTACCGCTTTACCGCTTTACTTTTCACCATCACAAAACTTGCCAGACTTGCCTGTGGATAAGTGGGTCTACGACCCCCACTTATACCAACAGAGCCAGCCATTGTCTAAACAGGTATACCGCTTTACTACCTGTTTACTACCTGTTTACCGCTTTACTTTATTTGCACCCACCCATTGCCTGATTGGTCCTGACAGAAGCGCTGGAAAATAGCCGCGCCTACTGCCCGTCTGGCATAGCTTTGGTCAGCCATTGGCACTGCTTGGTAGATGTCGGCCCACTCAAGTTGGTGCATCCCTGCCATCTCCTTTGGCACTGATGGCCGCCCTGACCCTCTGCGCATAATGACTGCGCCTTTAGCATTGATGATGCTTTGGACAAAGTTGCAGGCAGCATCTGCGGCATCTTGGACTTGTTGCTGGCGCTTGTCATTCATCCTGTCATTGGCTGCCTGCCTTCGGTCTTCCTCTGATGACATTTCTGGGACTACCAGTAGCACCATCTGCTCTTGGATATCTCCATCTTCATCCAAGACTGTGTCGGCAAAGACATCACTATGGAATTTAATTTCTCTGAAGTTGGGTTGGTAACGGGTTTTGACCAGGCGCATATATCGGGTCTTGGTCTCGTCTTCAAACAGAATGCCGGTGAGGGTTGCGTCACCCGTGAATGCACTTGCTCCACGGGCTGTGGCATCTGAGTCTGACTTGCTGATTGTTTTGTTCGTGTGGGTGATGATGCAGACTGGCGTGTCCAGTTGGATATAGATGGTCTGCTTTAGGGCGGCAATATATGCACCCACTTCAGAGTTGTCATTCTCATTATCAATATCCATGGTGGCATTGGCCGTGTCAAGTACCAATAATGGCCGGATATTATCAATCGTGTGGTTTATTACATTATGCGCAAGCATGAGTAAATCTTTCACATTGGACCTTTTGGCATCGATGATGACAAACCAGTCTGATAATGCTTTGGGGTTTATCCCATAATGCCGTGCATAGCCTGTTAATGTTCTTTCAACCTGGTCAGAGTCTTCAGTCACGATGATTGTTTTGCGCTTTTTGGTGGCTGTAAGTTGGCAGTCCTTGGCCTGTAAGCCTGCCATGACCATGCAAAGACTGATGATGGCCGTGGTCTTGCCAATGCCAGGCTGACCGGCCAGTACCATGAAACTGTGCGCCCAGAATCCTTTAACCATGTAGCGGATCGGCTTGATCTGGCCAATGAATAGATGGCGCTCTGGCCAGCCTTTGACTTCATCTGTGGCCACTGGTGCTTGGGCCTGACTGATCACCGCTGCAAAGTCTTCCACCGCACTTTTACGCTCGGTCTGCTTGGTTGGGGCTTCCCAGCCACAGTCCTTGGCGTGTTTGTAGAGTGTGCCAAGACCAACACCTTTGCCCTGGTGGAATGACTTCCAGTGGGTCTCAATGTCTTTTGTGCCGGCAAACTTCTGGCCAGCCATAGACCATTGCATCCATGGGCCAAGACCAGCCTCTCCGAATTCGGTGTGCAGCGCTTGGCCTAGCTCAATCCACTGGTCATAGTCACAGTCGGGGCTGATGTGGTGCAAAGCCTTGATGGCACGATCAAGATCGCTGTCTTCAAGTCTTGAGCCTAATTGGGTGAAGTCAAATGATTGTGTAGGTGGTGCAGGCTTTGGCTCTTGCATCTGGTGCTGCTCGATGATGCCCCAGTCTTGTAGAAGACTAAAAAGGTCCACAGCCTCTTGGAATTCACCCACCACAGCGTTGCCACTGAGTAGCACTGACTTTCCGGCACTGTTTGGGAGGCCAAATACTTCCAGTTCCTGACCACCGCCTAGCTTGTACTTGGGCAGCACCAGGTCAGATTCTTTGGGTGGTGAGACCCATAAGAAGACATGACGGCCACGGCCTGAGACAGAAACCTCGGTCAGCATCTTCTTTTGCTTGACATACTTTGCCATGCGCTGAATGGCCACGTTGGTCGGGCCAGAGGCGTGTTTCATGTCTACATCAAGGCAAACCAAATAGTTTCCTGATGCGCTGATGATGGGGCGCTGCTGGACAAGGCCAAGGTATTGGCCACTTGGGGCTGACTCCATGGCCCAAATGTCTTCGGATGTGTAGAGTTCTGCTGGGTCTGTATCCCGTGCAACACCTTGGCCGCTTCGCTTGTATGGAATCTTTTTATTGCCTTGCAGGGCAAAGGTACAAAAGACGGCATCGGGTGCGACTGCGCCTATCTTGCAGGCCACAGACTGGGACTGGACAAACGTGTCGTTTTGGGGTGTTTCAGTTATGATTGCCACTGAAATTCCTTTAGTTGGGTGTTTCATTGTTAGTTGCCCTTGAGTTGGACTTTGGCCTGGTAGTGTTAACGCGCTGCCAGGCTTTTCTTTTGGGGGCGTGAGTTGTGGATTCTATGCTTGCCAGAGAAAAGCCAAATGGATCATGTAGGTCCAAAAGGCAGTCAGCACGGCCAGAAGTAAAACCCAGACATAACCTGGCCTCATTCCTTGGCCTTGACAAGACTGGGCGCAGCACTCTTCTCACCGACTAGGTCTTCGCTCACCTCGACACCAAGTTTCAAGACAGCGCTGGGGCTTTTGAGTTCCCACACCTTCAAGTTGTCTTTGAATGCTTCCATGACCAAAGCCTCGTCTTTCCAGAATTTTGTCTTACGGCCTGCGCGCATGGTCCAGCCGTCAATCGCTTTGCCTTCAGTGATCTGAGCCTTGGCAGCAGACTGCACGGCATCGGCCCATGCGGCCATCAGGACAGCGTTATCTAGCATCTCTGGGGTAACAGTGGTGTCAGGCTTGAAATCGCTCCTAGCGACTTCTTGGACCTTCTCGCGCATGGATGGGCAAATGGTCTTGGCCTTGCAGTATCGGCAAGCATCGGGTGATGGGTTTGTGGGGGCATCGCCAGTGAGCGCCAGCTCGGCAGCCTCTTTCAAGCGCCTGCCGTGCAAATTCAAGTAATTGCCAGACACTGTCCACTTGCTGTGGCCAACACGGGGCTGGAAAATGTGCATGGTGCATTCGATGGTGTCTGGCGCTTTGAGCTGGCGCATTGCACCAAGGGCATAAGTCAAGAGCTGCTTGTTGTCATTTGCGTCAACGGCCACACGGCCAGTCTTCAAATCAATGACATGAAGATGGTTGCCATCGACCAGGATGGCATCAGCTGTGCCACCAAGCGCTGGGTGCAGAGACTTCAAGCCTTCATCAAGGTTAACTTCGATCAGCTTCTTTCTGGGGTTTTCTACCAAAGTATTGACAAAGTTGGCATAGCCTTGGGCCATGGACAAATGGTCAGGGTCAGTGCCAGTGGGGATTGCACCACCGCGCAGAATGATCTCTGACAGCTCATGGATGGCTGTGCCAATGGCAGCAGCCTCGCCAGCTGGCTCCCATGGCATGAGGGATTCGAGGCGATATGAGCCTGGGCATTGCATAAACCGATCTGTTCGTGATGCTGAGAGTCGGGCGTGTTTTCTGGTTTCGTGTTGCATGGTTTCTCCTGGTTAAATGATTTGATTGACGATATTCAGTTTCTTTAAGACCTTGGCCAAGACTGTATGGTCCAAGCTGGCCTTGATGGTCAATATGTAGATGACGGGTGGAATGCCTGATTTGTTGATGTTTTCGACTCTGCTGCTGGCCTGCTCCAGTGCTGATGTGGACCAAGTGCATTCAACAAAGACAATCGTGTCGGCAGCGGATAGGTCTACACCTTCAGACATGGCGGCAATGTTGCCAATGATGCATTTGGTCTGGCCAGACTGAAAATCTGCAATGGCCTTGTCGCGCTTGGCTCTTGTAGTGTCCCCCACTACTGTCACGGGCTTGTGGGTTTTGAGTTCATCTTGCAGGGCTTGGACCACATCTTTGTGGTGCGCAAACACCACCACTGGCTCATCGGCCTGGAGCAAGTCATCGATGAATTCACTGGCCGCCTTGACTTTGCGCATTCCGGCCTCGCGCATGACTTCGGCCAGACCCTCAAAGGCCAGCAAGGCGTTGGGGTTTGCCATCAAGGCATCGGCATCAAAACTTTGCTCACGTTTGTCGTTGGGTAAATCAAAGGTGATCAGGCTGACTTGTGGCTCTTTGTAGTCTTTGAAGATGGTTTCTTTTTTTCTGCGCATGACATGGGGCTTCATCATGTCTTTGAGTTCAACCAGGTTAGATGCGCCACTGGTATCCAAGCCCCATGGGGCGACCCACATCTTGGCGTATCGGCCTGCAAAGTCAAACCAGCCGCCCCTGTAAATGCCAAGGCCGTGCAAGATGGGCCACAGCTCGATGGGCCGATTTGGAATTGGTGTGCCAGACAATGCATAAACAAAAGAAATCTTCTTCATGGCCAGCATGGCGGCCTTGGTCCTTTGGGCTTTTGGATTCTTGATTCTGTGGCACTCATCCAAAACTAGAGTGTTATATCTGTCCAAATCTGTTTGTGCGTATTGCAACACATCGTAGTTAATGATGGTGATATCTGCGCTATTTACCTCTGAAGCCTCGCGTTTTCCATTGACAACATGGACCGAGACGTTCGGGGCTAATTTGGCAAAGGCAGATTCCCAAACTGTCTTGGCAATGGCTGGGCAGACGATCAGTGCGGGTAGGTTTTCAAGTGCAGCAGCTGCTGTGGGTAGCGTCTTACCAACCCGTGGCTGGTCGGCCAATATGGCCCTGCGCCTGGACAGCAAGAAGAGCTTGGCCTCTTGCTGGTGGGGGAATAGTTGCATGATCGTTTCCTCGTTTTAACTTGCAGGCATCTTAACTGACATTTGTGCTAAAGTGCAATTTCTGTTTGACGACAGAAACGTAAAAACCTAAACCCTTAAAAGGAAAAAACCATGTCAACAAGAGTCGTAACCGGAAAAGTTCGTTTTTCTTATTTCTCAGCTTTAACAGCTCGCAAGAATGAAATGAACGGGAAAGAAGAGTTCTCAACCCAAGTGCTTGTCCCCAAAACAGACACCGAGACTGTGAACCAATTGAAAGCGGCAGCCAAGGCCGCATTGACCGCCAAGTTCGGGGACAAGATTCCCAAGACTGTGCGCAATCCCTTGCGTGATGGCGATACTGAAGTCAAATCTGATGGCGGACCACTTGGGCCTGAGTACGCTGGCCACTATTTCTTCAACACCAAGTCAACCAATAAGCCTGGCGCAGTGGATGCCCATGGCCATGACATCTTGGGCAGCCAAGATATTGTGTCTGGCGACTATGGCCGAGTCAGTCTAAATGCTTATGCTTATGACCAGGCTGGCAATAAGGGTGTGTCGTATGGTCTCAACAACATCATGCTTTTGGCCAAGGGTGATTCGCTGGGTGGTGCAAAGCCATCAGCGGCCAGTGACTTTGGAGTGGTGGCAGGCAAAGGCTCTGCGCCAGTGGCCGAGTCAGTCGATAACGACTGGTGATCTGTCGATCAGTTTCTCAAGGGCCAAGTGCAATTGATTGACTGATGTCCACAGTGGCTCAACAGTTCCAGACAGCCATCGGCTCACCTGGGACTGTTGGATGCCAGCCTCATTACACACCGCAGCCATGGTGATCTTGTGAGCCTTGGCCTTTACCTTGATATCGTGAATTGATTGCATGACCGCATTCTAATTGCGCTTTATGTATAAAAACAACACATAAAAATAATTCTTGCAAGATATTTGTTTTCTGTCTTACACTGTTACTACTGTGCAACTTAAACGAAAGAAACCAATGAAACCCTCAACCGAATCCCTCTTGGATTATTTGACTGCCTTGGCCATTGGCGTTGGCATGGCCGCACTTTTGGTGGCATGGTGGTCGGCATGACCAAAGACGAAATTTTTAAACTGATTGAAGACAATGGCCTGACCCTGCATGGTGACATTGAACACTTTGCCGCCCTTGTCGCTGATCGTGTTTACGCTCAATACCTGGAGCAGCCAACACCCAGCCAAGCTGGCGTGATCTCAATAACAGTTCCAGAGCCAGTTGCATACCTTTGCGAGAACGCAACTGGGCATCGATATTTCCGGTGGAAAAAACCTTCAGGCATCTACAAACCAATTGCGCTTTACACAAAGGATAAAACATGAACTACGGCCCCACACCCAATTGCCCCAGAGGCTTATTTGAATTTGCCTGCTCAGTAGAAGATGTTGACCTTATATGCTTTCTGGAATACAGCCCAGAAGAAAAGGGATCAGTTGATTCCCTTGGCTCACCTTATGAGCCTGACCTTGAAGAGAGCATGGTGCTGAATAACGCATACATCGCTGGCACTGATGTGGACATTGCCCACATTATTTTGCAGTCCATGGTGGACCACATTGAAGTGTCTGCGCTGGAGAAGTTTAAGGATGGTGATGAATGAGCTGGCTCTTTTCGCAGGCGCTGGTGGCGGAATACTTGGAGGGCATCTCCTTGGATGGCGCACAGTCTGCGCAGTCGAGTGGGAGGCCTACCCAGCAAGCGTATTGTGCGCCAGACAAAATGACGGCCTTCTCCCGCCTTTCCCAGTCTGGGATGACGTACAAACCTTTGACGGCCACCCATGGCGAGGCATTGTTGATGTCGTATCTGGCGGCTTTCCATGCCAAGACATCTCAATCTCGGGGGGGGGGGGCGGGTATTGATGGCGACAGAAGCGGAATGTGGCGTGAAATGGCGCGGATCATTCACGAAGTACAGCCAGGATTCGTGTTTGTGGAAAACTCACCAATGCTCACTTCTAGGGGACTTGGAAGAGTTCTCGGAGACTTGGCCGCAATGGGGTTTGATGCGAGATGGGGAGTGCTGGGAGCAGCGGACATTGGAGCAAACCATCAGAGGGATAGAATCTGGATTTGTGGGACAAACATTTCCAACACCAGACGCGAGTTGTGGCCAAAGGGGGACTCAACCCAATTGGACTCCGAAAAGAAAATCAGGCCATCAAGCGCAATACACAATCAACCAGGCAGTGAGGGATTTGGAACAAAGCAGTGGTGGCAAATTGAACCCAGTGTGGCTCGAATGGGTGATGGGGTGGCCTATGCATTGGACCGATCTAAAGCCATCGGCAATGGCCAAGTCCCACTCTGCGCAGCAACAGCTTGGAAAATCTTAAATGACCAATGACCTACCACCAGCCATTGACGCATCCCTCGACCTGGTCAATGACCTACTTCATCCAGAAGTTTATGGCCACGCCATACCTACTGAAGTCAAAGCCCGTGCATTCGTTGTCAAAACAATGCTGGAGCGTTTAAAATCCCGAATGGAGAGTGGCACATGGCCAGAGGCTTAAAACCCCGTGTAGAGCCTGCCATTGAGGCAGCACTACAAAAGAAAGGCAATCTGTCTGACCTTGATCTGGCCAAGTTGTGCTTTTGTGCCAGGCGCAGTGCAGCCAGAATTCTGTTTGATTTGCACCGCCATGAATTGGTATATATCAGTGGATATACCAGAGTGAGCGCCAATGGCCAGTGGCGGCCACTGTGGTCATGGGGGGATGGTGAAGATGCCATAGCGCCTGGGCCAGTGCCAGGGTCTGAGCGCATTAAGAAATACCGCGACAAAATGAGTGCAGACGACAAAGACTTTGACGCTGCCAGACGTAGACAGAAAAGACGGGTTGTGAAACGCGACCCACTTGTGGCCGCGTTTTTTGGGTCTTAGTTATTGGCCAAGCAGGCTGATTAGACCAGCTGCACCAGTGGTCGGAAACATCTTTTTCAAGAGTTCTTGTGTGGCCGCATCAGTACCTGGTGCAACACCAGTCTGCATTCTTGATGCCAAGTTAGCAGTTGGTTGGGCTGTATAGGCACGGGCTGCAATGTTTGTTGGCGCGGCCAGCATCATGCTCAATGGGCTGACTTCCATGGACCTTGTGGCCGTTCCAGAGTCGCCAACAATTGGCTTAAATGCTTGGGCAAACCTAGCGGCCTCATACATCGGTGTCTGGTTAGAGCCAAACACAAAACCTTGTGGGTCTTTACGGGTCAATGCGCTGGCCAAGTTCAAACCTGACACATTGCCAGTCGATGGATTGACCACACCTTGATTGGACCTGATGGTCATCAAGTTGCGATAGTTGGCACGGGCTTGCTGGAATGCGGCTTGTTGTTCTTTTGACAAACCTTGGGCCAAGGCATCATCGACCATCTCTTTGAGCTGGAACAAAGCGCTGCCAAGCTCACGATCACCCATTGCTGTGGTCATTTCGTTTTTAGCGCGTTTACCAATTTTTGACGATAAAGCCTGCAATTCATTACCACTGGCCTCGCCTTTGGCTGCTATGTTTTGCACTTGCTGAACAAAAATATTGTTTTTAAATGGCTGAGTTGTCAGACCTTCAAAAGCCTTATCGACAATTTCAATGCCAGTTTGAATGGTGTTTCCATCTACCTTTTTGACTTGTGGGCTTGCCACTTGTTGGTAGACATTGCTAATCTGGCGCTGTGCTTGGGCCAATACTGGATTGCTTAATTCTGTGGAATCAACACCAATGGCTTGGGCCGTTGCTCGATTAAGAATCTTCTGATTCTCTGTTTTGATCGTGTTAAATGGTCCAGAAGTAAATGGGCTTGATTCCATTCGAGCTTCCATTTGCTGCAAAGACCTAGAGCCTGTCTCTTGACCAGGCGTTGTGCGGAATCCCATTTCTTTGCCACGGCCAAGAATGGCCTGCTGGGCAGAAGTAAGTCCGGCTGATGCATCTGGTCCGACAACACCAGGAGTCATGCCACCACCAGTGACTGTGGCTGTGGGTGTTGTGGTCACATTGACTTGAGCGCCACCGACACCTGGTTGACCAGGCATTGGCATAGCTGGTGGTTTAGTGCCAAAAAGTAACTTGGATAATTTATCTGCACCATAGCCAGCGCCAGCGCCAAATAAAGTGCCAGCACCCATTTGCTCGACTTTCTCAGCAAAGAATTGTGGTGTTGTTGTGCCAGGGGTGGTGGCCACGGGTTGTGAAGCACCGCCAATTGCACCAGTAATTGCACCAGCACGCACTGGGGCTGATACTGCACCAAGTGCGCGCACAGCAGCAGTTGATGGGATCAATGTGCCTGCAATGTTGCCACCGACTCGGCCCACATCGATTTCACCTTGGCGCATCTGGCCTTGTCGCCAGTTTCTTTGGTAATCTAGTTCAGCCTGACGATTGATATCTTCAACCCTTCTGCGCTCTGCTTGGGCAAACTGCTCAAGACTAGAGCCTGCTGGGGAAATAGCTTCTAGGCCGCGAGTCAACAGTTGAGCGCCAGCGTCTGGAATATCGCGCAAACCGCGAATAACACCACCGACTGGCGAATTCATAATCTTGGATTCAAAAGACTCTGGGGCTTTACCAGTTGGCGCTGGTGCTACTGGCGCAGCAGCTGGCACTTGCAATGCTTGAATGGCTTTGATGATCTGCTCATCAGTCATGCTTTCTGGGAAAGACACTGGCCCAATGTTGGGGATTTGAACAATTTTGTCAGCCATTTTTTACTCCGTTACATAGCGAAAGATGCCGGTTGCAGGGTCTCTGACAAGTCTAGGCACACCAGTCGGCCTTGCAGCCACTGGGGCATTTTGTGCAGCTAATTGTTTTTCAATCTGCTTATAAGCTGGACCAGCTCGGACAGTCATGGCCAGCTCGGTGTCGCGTCTGGCACGGGCTTTTTGCTCAATGGTTTTTGGCGCGTCATTGGTCTGTGGGAAATATTTAGTAATCTCTTTTTCCATCTCTTCCACGCCAATAACTGCACCAGACTCTGGTCGCAAGTTGGCAGTGACCCAGTTCTCTTGAGCCTGACGATACTGCTGACGGCCCACATCTTCTGAGACATTGGCCAAGCCAGTTGTTAATCCAGCACTTGGAATGGCGCGCATGATGGCCTGATACTTCCCTGGCTGGCCATAAGCCTGCTCAAGTGTGACTGGCTTGCCAGTCTTGGGGTCTAAAATTGGCTCACCAGATTTATCCACCGCAGGCTGATTGAAGATGTTTGTTGACTGCTTCATTCGGAATGCAAAGCCTGCTGACTTGCTTTGGTCTTCAGTCGGCTTAGAGCCAGCACCTTCAAGTTGTGTTCCAGCTGCCGTCATAACTGGCATGGCAGTACCACCAGGCGCTTTTGGAACATAGACCAAACCTTCTGGTGTTTCTCTGATCTCTGTCGCACCACGCAAAAATTCTTGTTGGCGCAAGCCAAGACCGCCTTGGGCCACGGCCAAGTTGCCTTGAGCCACTTTCAAGTTGGCAATCTCGCTTGGGGTCATTGTCTGGGCAAATGTTTCACCGCCCGTTAATGCTGATTTGTTAACAGCCACAGTCTGGCCGCCAAGGTTTTGCAAGACGACATCACGCTTTGGACCAAAGCCTTGCATGGTCCTGATGTCGCCAGACTCAAACTGCTGGACCATGATGGGCTTGCCAGTAGTGTCAGTCACCTCAAATGGCTGGCCAACAACTTTAGCCCGTGGGTTTAAGTCTCTGGCCATGTCCTGATAGCGTTTGGCCTCTTCGCCTCTGCCTCTTGATGCCAAAAGGTCTGCGGCCCGTTGATATTGAGCCGCTTTAATCTCGGCATCGCTTGGTGGTTGAATGTTTGCAGCCAGTTCAGCACGGGCCATGGTTGGTCCGGCTTGCATTCCTGGTGCGGCCAAAGCCTGCTGCTCTGGACTCAATGCAGTTGTTGGTTTGGTGAAAATATTGCCCAATTGGGTTTGCAAATCTTGGGCTGTTTTAGCCTCTTGCAGTTTCTGGCCCAGAATCAAATCTTGCAATGAGCCAGCTCTTGCCTGCTGATAACCTTGCTGGCCAGCCATCAAAGCTGATCCAAGTGCTTGGCCCATGCTGATGGGGGTTGTGCTTCGGCCACTGGCTTGTAGCAATGCACCAGCTGCTGACAGTGCAGCATTACGGCCCAAGAGTTTTCGCTGGTCTTCTGTCAGCAATGCGTCAAGTCCTGATGGAGTGCCACCAAGACCGCCACTGAACAAACTGCTTAAATCAAATCCAGTTTCATTAGCCATTTTTTAATCCTTCTAATTAACGCAATAGGCCAAGAATACCGCCACCAATTGCACCTACTGCTGTCCCGATTCCTGGAACAACGCTGCCCAATTGAGCGCCAGCCAAAGCGCCACCAAGAGCGCCAGCGCCAACATTCTGGCTGTAAGGTGTTGTTGCCTGCATTCCCAAATTAGCAGGGCTTGCACCAAGACTTGACTGGACAATGCCCAGACGCTGGAGGCCAATGTTGCGAATGGCATCCATTTGTTGCTGGTCCAAAGCCTGACGCGCACCGCCAGCACCCATGACCGCTTGAGCGCCACCAAGACGCAATGCTTGTTGCTGTGCAGCCAAATTGCCTAGCTGGCTTGCACCACCTAATCGCAATTGAGCGCCTTGCAAGCCTGCTTGCTGATTGGCAATGTCGGCTGCTGATCTGCGGCCAATGTCAGCCTGCTGCATGGCCATGGCCTGATTGAATGCCTGCTCGTTTAAAGTTGTCCCAAGTGTGGCAGCCTGCTTGGCAAACCCTTGGTTTGTCAGAGCCTCGGCCACACCTTGGCGTGATCCACCAAATGCACGGGCTTGTGTGGCGCGCTCACCAGTTTGCTGGATAGCAGCGCGTCTTGCAGATTCCAAATCAGACAATGCATTGGTTCGCACTGCCTCTGTATAGGGGTTCATGTAACTGGCAATTGAGCCTGGTCCAGTCATCCCAAGATTAGTCTGCTGCGCTGTAAGTTGATTTGGCTGATAAACACCACCATAAGCCGCCATCTGCGCGGCCAAGTCTGTGCCAGTAATGCCTGGGCCAGCAAGGCCCGTGTTAACCAGAGCCTCCTCGCCTGCCTGATACATTGGATTAAAGCCAGCAATCTGCTGGACTGGCAATGTACCAGCAACATTTTGAGCTTGCTGAAAATTTGAAAGAAATGCTTGTTTGATCTGAGGATCAATTGAGCTTGTGCTGACGCTGTCGCCACCTTTAGACATATTGTTTCCCCTTAAAACAGCAATGATTTTGCTTTTTTGACTGGCACTTTGCCTTCATTGATCATGTCCAAAAGTCCTTTGCCGTATTTATCGACAGCAGATTTCTTGATGACATATTCACCAATATCAAGATTGACAGCGCCATCATCTGGGCCAGGTGGGTTGGGGCCAGACATCAAGCCACCATGGACATAACCACCTTTGGCCATGCCACCAGTAGAGCCATCATTTGTCGAGCCACCAGCCGCTGATGCTGCCGCTGCTGCATTAGCCGCCCTGATATTCTCATAAAGCATGGGGTTATAGCCACCCATGGCAGTGTTGGCCACAACACCCGCATAAGGATTCACCATTTGGGGGCTTATTGCCCTGATCTGTGAATAAGGTGATGCGCCACCAGCTGTCACGGCAGGGTTGTACTGAGCGCCAATGGGAATGCCCATGTAGTTCTGGAAATTCTGCGCCAGACTTTGTGGCTGGTAATTGGTAACTGGTTGAGCGCCCATAGACTGGGGTTGTATTTGAGACTGAGACAGCAGACCAATATTCTGAAAAGGCTTATAAGCCTGCACATTTTGAGTTATTGCATTAGTTGGATTTTCAGTGACATATTGGCCAACAGCTCTATTGAATGATGAACCAAATGTTTCTGGTGTCAATGCGCCAGTTTGCAAAGCATTAAGCCAAAAGTCATAACCGCTTTGGTCAATATTCTTTGGGCCAGTGCCAAAGCCTGTGCGGCCAATGCCGCCATAGGCTTGCGTGACTAGGTTGCGATAGAGCGCTGAATTGTCAACAGCACCACCGCCTGTGGTGGTCCTTGTGCCGCCAGTGGTTGTGCCGCCAGTGGTTGTGCCGCCTGCGGTCGTTGCCCTCTGGGCATCAATCTGCGCTGCAAGTGCTGGATTTTCTGCCCTTGCCTGGTCAACAATGGTGTTGAAATTACCAAGCCCACCTTGCATAAAAAACGCAATTGCGTCTTCAGTTGGAGCAAGTGATGCCTTTGGATTAGCTGCATAAGCTGCTATTACTTCTTCTCTTGTTGCCATAGTCTTTCCCCTATAAGTCCTTTGCAAGTACAGCCCATTGTGGGCTGTACCCTTCGTCTTTCAAAAATGTCTTTGCCCAGCCTCTTCGGCCTGCCAAAGTCACCCTGGTGCATCCAACAGATTTGCCCCAGGATTCGATCAATGGTCTCATCCTTGAGAGTTCATCTAGGTCGCCACCAGCCAGAAAATAATGCAAATTCTTTAGCCTGGGATAGACAATGATCTCTGTCAATACCACCGAGTCTTTGGCTGGCCACAGCTGTAATCTGTGGTTTTCCACCATCTCGGCAATATCATCAAAATTATGTGTGCCTCCAGAGTATTCTAATGCCGCCTCCACTTGTTGGCGCAGCCTTTCCAAATGCTCTTGGTCGCTCATCTCTTACCGGCTGGGACAGCGTCTAGTCTCATTGTGCCAACTCGCCAATCGGCCAAAGTATTGCCAGTCACCTTCATATTGACTTGTCGACCAGAAAACCTCACTGAAGTTGGGTTTGCTGCCGTATATGGTCCAAATGTGGACTGAGTCCCAGTCGGGTAGTTTCGGGTCTTGAATGAGACCACGGCCTCACCCAATGTCTGCTCATCTGGCACAACTTGGCGCACAGACATGATGTTGTCGCCATTGCCAATCTGCACTGGGCCAGACTCGGCATAGACGCTGGCGCTGTCATAGTTAAAGCCAACTTCATGCTCGTAAATGTAGCCAGTGCTGGAAACCATCAAAGGATAGGTGAACACTCCGGCATCAACCCCAGCAGTTCTGGCCATCGTACCAATGTTCCAGTGGTTTTCGCGGTAGTTGAAAGTGACATAGCTGTCATTCTCATTACTTGATGCGCTTGGGTAATACCACCAGATTTCGCCAAATTTGCTGACATGGACCGCATAAATCTTGGATGCCTGCGCATAGTTGATATTGTCAAATATGTAGTCAGATACATCGCTTGGCAGTGGCTTGACATAGCCGTCATATATCCAAAAGCCTGCCCTACTCATCCAAATGGCTGCCGTATCAATGGCCGCCACAGCCTGGGCCGAAATGAGACCGCAGCCAGAGCCAGCCTTCTCAAAGCCATAGACAAATGGAGCGCCAACATACTGGGCCGTGTGGACATCCACATCTGTAAACAGTAGGTTGACACCCTTGACCCGCTTGC